AATAATTGCGTATCATATTGCGAACGCTTTCAAAGCGATTGGGGGCAAACTCAACAACGCATCATTCAACTAGTACAGAACACACCTGCGTACATCGACTCTACTGGCGTAGGCGACCCTGTCGTAGAACAAATACAACGCGCTTGTTCTCGTGCACAAGGGTTTAAGTTTACATCACAATCAAAACAACAACTCATCGAGGGTCTAGTTCTTGCAGTACAACGCAACGAGATACGGTTTCCCGAAGACCCTATCGGCTACGAGATGGAGTCTTTCGAGTATGAGTACACTCGCACGGGTGTAAGATATAGCGCACCTAGTGGACTACACGACGACTGCGTTTGCTCACTTGCTCTCGCTTTAGATTGTAAGTCAAAAAATAGACCTGGAGTATTTTATTTCGCATAGTGAAAGTATTTGGAAAAAATACTTATATTTGTAGCGATATGAACATCATTAACTTCAGCGGAGGGCGAACCTCTGCGTATATGACAAAACGCCTAATTGAAGAAGGTGGTGACTACTTGGTCACATTTCAAAACACAGGCAAAGAAATGGCACAAACACTTGACTTTGTAAATGAATGCGACAAACGATGGGGATTGAATATAGTGTGGCTAGAATATAGAAAACCGGCTACGTTTGAAGTAGTGACATACGAAACAGCGTCGCGCAAAGGTGAGCCATTCAAACAACTACTAGAGCAAAGACCATCGTCAATACCTAATCAACAATTTAGATATTGTACAATGGAGATGAAGATAGAAACCTTGAGAAGATATTTGAAGTCAATAGGTGTAGTTGATTATACGTCATTTAACGGCATACGATATGACGAGCCTAGAAGATGGCAAAAAGTAAAAGACTCAGACTTTGACGTAGAGTTACCATTGGTAAAATGGAAAACCACAAAACAAGATGTACTATCGTGGTGGAAAGAGCAAGAGTTTGATTTGCAAGTAAACGAACCATATGGGAATTGTGATTGTTGCTTTTTGAAAGGGAAAGGCAAACTAGCAATTATTGCAAAGGAAAAACCCGAATTGTTTGATTGGTGGATTGACATAGAAAAATCAAGCGGAAATCGCTTCAAAAAAGAAATCACATACGAGCAGTTGAAAGACAAGGCACAAAGTCAAATAGGATTATGGGATGAAGACCCTTCGTTTCAATGCTTTTGCAATGTAGATTGATTAATCCGTTACAAATTGAAACGCAATGAATTGGAAAAACATAACAATCGAACAACTACAAGAACTCGCTTCTATCAATCACTTTGAAGGAGTAGAGCGTCGTATACATCAAATCGCTATCGTCAATCGCTTAGACATAGACGAAGTAGAAGAGATGTCTCTCAAGAAGATTCTCGAAGAAGTAGAGAAGTTAAATTTCTTGAATGAGTTACCACAAGAGAAACCGATGTTCGCTTTCAAGCATATGAAGAAACGCTATCGTCTCATCACAAACGCTCAAGAGATGCAAGGTCACCACTTCATCGCTTTGCAACAAATCAAAGCAGACGACATCATCGAAAACTTACACAAGATTCTGGCGATGCTCTCGTACGAAGTAGACATTTTTGGCTATCGTGTAAAAATCCCAAAAGGTCAAGTAGCGACTAACTTTGAGGAACGATGCGAGTCGTTCAAGACTTTGAGTTGTTCATTCGCGTATTCATACGCGTCTTTTTTCTTGGCACTCTATCCGCAGTTGTTGACCGCTATCCTCGATTATTTGAAGCAGGAGATGAGCAACTTGACAAAGTAGAGGTAAGTCCTTTTTCGTGGCTTGAACTTGTCGATAAGATGGCTAATCGTGACAGAACAAAATGGGAGTTCTTCCTACAGATGCCATTGATTGAGTTCTTCAACGCTATCGCATACTACAAAGCACAAACGCAAGAGCGCAACAAACGACTAGAGCAAAGCGCAAACAAAGGTTTTCAACCTTACGTCATCGCAGTTCTTAACGAGATGCTTTAATTCTTAAGTGTAATTTTTGTGAAAATGTGTACGTTTTGACATATAAGGTTTCATAAAACGCACAATTTATATGCTTTTTGATACATATATGTCACATTTGTACGAATAAGAGTGACAATCACTATTTTGAGACGAGAGTGTTGCGATGCTATTTTAATACGTGGCACTCTCAATCACACAACAACCAAACGCGAACGCACCTGCTTACAATGATACGAACTTCGTCATCACAGAGTCAAGCGGTGCAATCTACACGAAAGACAATTTCAAGTTCATTTGTGAAGTAAAGCAGAATACTACGAGTCTTGCAAAACTGAAAGCACCTATCTACTACGGCTCAACGAACAAAGGTGTCTTCAATATCTCTCGCATTCTAGAGAACTACGTCACCTATGACTTCAACATCAACGACACTCTCGCTAGTGGTTGCGCAAATAGTGCAATGTCGTATAAAGTAGAGTTCGGATACGAGTATAGCACAAGCCCAACAGGTAGCGTAGTAGAGTACACAAATCTAACGAGTGCAACTGGCAACGTATGGAACGCATCACTCAACGCTATTGACTTAGTCAACTACAATGGTCAATACACGATGGATGGTGACGGCAAGTTCTTGACACCGATTCGCTCGAAGATTATACAACGCACACAAAAAGACTTCTTGTACGCAATTAGAAACACCGCTACAAGCGCAGTAGTGACGTATAGCGACGCAAGTACACAAACATTGAGTCTACCTACTTCGACGATTGTACGCATCCCTAGCGGTTCTCAGTTGACAATCCCAAGCGGTGCGACATACTACGACATTGTACTCAAGAACGGAGGTACAACACTAAGCGAGACGTATCGTGTGACGTTAGTAGATGAGTGTTCAAAGTACGAGACAACTGACTTGTTCTTCTTGAACTCTCTAGGTGGCTTTGATTCTTTCCGATTCAACAAGGTGAGACGAGACACATACGACACTCAACGCAAGACGTACAAAGCAAACCCTTACACACTAGATGCTACTTACGCGTACGAAACTTCATCTTTTAAGTCAAGAAATTACGACACAATTTCAACTCATAGGGTTAAATTGTTCTCGAACTGGATTACAGAAGCACAAAGCGAATGGCTCAAAGACTTAATCAGTTCGCCTATTGTGTTTGCATACGATGGCACTACACTTGTAGCAGTCAACATCGAGACATCAAACTACGAAGTGAAGAAGCACGTACAAGATAAAGTCTTCAATCTAGAAATAGACGTTGTATATTCGTTCGATAGCAAGAGACAAAGACAATGATAGAGATTTACGTAAGCGGTGGCACAATCACGAATAGAAGACTTGATACTTTCGGTGATGTAAACACACTCATAACACGCTCAATCGCAGACATACGAGAGCCACAATCTCGCTCTAGTGAGTGGTCGAAGACATTTACTTTGCCAGGTACAAAGGCGAACAATATAATATTCTCGCAACTCTTTGAAGTTGAGCAGGTGATTTCTTCAAGTGTTCAATTCACGCCCGATTTCAACCCAAATCTAAAAGCAGATGTCATACTATTTAGCGATGGCATTGAGCAGTTGAGAGGGTTCTTGCGTTTGCTCTCAATCAAAGTAGACGACTCTACGCATATCACCTACGAAGTAACGCTTCACGGACAAACTGCGGATTTATTCACTACACTAAGTGAGCGCAAACTCAATGCTCTAGACTTTAGCGAGTACAATCACACTCTCTCTAGTGGAAATGTCATTGATTCGTGGGCGACTCAAATCTACAAGAACGGCTCGACTCAAGCGTTTGCGTATGGTGAGGGCTATATGTATGCAATGATTGACAAGGGTCACCCTCGCAATATCTCTCTATGGGAGACCAACGAGTTCACTCCTTGCTTGTATGCGAAGACTATCGTCGACAAGATGTTTGCCAATGCGTCGTACACTTACACAAATGACTCTTTCTTCAATAGCGATAGATTCAAACACTTAGTCATACCACCACCCTCGTCTTTGACCGTCGATGCTACTGCTCTCGAAGCACGTCGATTCAGAGCGTCTCGCATCACAAGTGCGCAGTCACTAGATTTGTCGTCTACTATTATTTTTCAGAATGACTCAACTAGTGGAAACTATGACAACGGAAACAACTACAATACAACGACAGGACAATACGTCGTTCCTGTTGGGGGAAACTACGTCTTTGATGTTTCTCTAGATGTCAACTACGCATCTACTGGCTACACTCCTATTTTTCAAGAGGACATATGGCTAGTGTTTGGGTTGTACGTAAACGGAATCAAAAAGACTACGTCAACCGTGACCGTAGACTTTGGCTCTCCTGCGTTTAACATAGACTTGTACTTTGCACCTAGTACGTTGCTCAATGGCGATGTAGTGGAGGTCAAACTCGTTCAAGTATGGGACGAAGCAAATCAATACAATCTTTCAAATAGTCAGTTTCAAGTAGATATCGGAGTAGGTTCTAACATCGAGAATAACTTGACGGCTTATACCTATGGCTATAATGAGACCGTCGACTTCTCAGTCTTCTTAAATAGCGAAGTAAAACAAAGCGATTTGTTGCTCTCGTTTGTCAAGATGTTCAATTTGTATATTGAAGCAGATAGAGACAATCCTAAAGAGTTGAGAATCGTACCTCGTGACGACTTCTATAATGGTGCGCAGGTAGATTGGACACAAAAACTAGATTACTCTCAGAGCGTCGAGATTGTACCTATGGGAGAACTAGAAGCAAACCCCTACAAGTTTCAATACAAAGAGGGCAAAGATGAAGCAAACGTATTGTATCAAGAGTCTTACCAAACTACATACGGCTCACGTACATATCAAGTAGAGAATCAATTCGTAAAAGAAGAGAAAAAGATTGAGGTAGTTTTCTCGCCTACACAAATACGCTCTTACAACAATCAAAAGAACTTCGTCTTGTCGTATGTACCAAACGCTCAAGATGGTGACTTACGTGTGATGTATTATAGCGGTTTAGTGAGTGGAGTTAATTGGATGCTATACGCTCAATATGCAGGTGTAGGATTTAATCGCTCAAATCGGTTCTCTATCCCTATCACTACACATCTTGACTCTATTTCAAACCCTACTTTCGACATCAATTTCGGTATGCCTCGTGAGGTTGGTCTAGGTGCAGGATACAAGTACACAAACGCGAATCTTGTCAATACATACTACTATCGCTTCTTGACTGAAATCACGTCAAAGAACTCAAAGATTCTGAGAGCGTATTTTCGTATCACTACAAAAGACTATTTGAACTTATCTTTTGCAGACGCTTACTTCTTTGAGGGTCAGTACTGGCGTTTGAATAAGATAGAAGACTACGACCCGAATGGTGACTCGGTCTATTTGTGCGAGTTCTTACTTGCGCAGTTCATACAACCTGCGACAATCACACAAAAGACAATCGGTGCAGGTACAGGGCAAGGGCAACAAGGCGAGACTTATGGCGATATCTACCCAGGTGGAAACATTCCAATCAAGACAGGTATCAAAGGGGTCAGCGTTGGAACAACAAATGGTGGTTCGGGTGTGTTCGTAGGTGACGGAATAGTACAATCGTCAAACAACGACAACTCAAGCGCTTTCTCTAGCGTGAACACATCGTTTCTAGAGGGGGCAAATAACTCGACAGCCATTGTGTGTAACGACTTCGAGGTAACGAAAGACAACACTTTCTATGTAGGTAACTACGAGATGTATCCAAACTTCTTAAGCGGTGGTAAAGTGGTCAACACTCAAGTTAACTACAATGTCACAAAAGACGATTGGTTAATTCTTGCTGACACAAGTTTGGGAGATATTACTATCACTTTGCCAGACCCAACGGGTTTGAGTGGTAAACATTGGGTAATTAAAAAACCTCAAAGCGGTAACAGCGTAACTATTGACACAGCAACAACAGCGCAAATCGATAGTAGCGATTCACACACTCAAACAACTCATCATTCGTTTGATTGGATTACAACAGACGGCTCACAATTTTACATAATAAGCGAAGGACACTAAAAATGGCTATAAAATCAACAGTTGAACTAGAAGTCAAATCGAACCTAAAAGGTTTCAAAGGCGAGATTCGTCAAGCAACGATAGAAGCACAAGAAGCGGTTCGTACTTTCGGGGAGTTTTCTCCCGAAGCAATAGAAGCGGAGAAGCGTCTTGCTCAACTTCGCGACAGAATGGAAGACTTCAACGACCGAGTGTCGGCAGTCAACCCCGATAAGTTCGCGCAGGTTCAAACAATCGTTCAAGGTGTTGCTCGTGGATTTCAAGCGGCTCAAGGGGCGATGGCTCTCTTTGGTAGCGAGAGTGAAGACCTACAAAAGACAATGGTCAAACTTCAAGGTGCAATGGCTCTCGCTGATGGTCTTGAAGGTCTAGGTAAAATTCAACAGCAATTTACCGCTATCGCAAAGAACATCAAAGGCGGTGTGATTCAAGCGTTCCAATCTTTAGGACGTATCTCGACTTTGGCGTTTGGTGTCTTGGGCATAGCATTGACGCTCATCATTGCAAACTTCGACAAAATCAAGAACGCGGTGATGAACTTGATACCAGGTCTTTCTACGTTTGCTAATTTCATCGGAGGTCTAGTACAAAAGTTTACAGACTTTGTAGGTATCACTAGCGCAAGTGAGAGAGCGTTGGAGAAGTACAACAAAGCAACCGAGAAAAACAACGAACAACTAGACAGAGAGATTGCGCTTCTAAAAGCACGAGGTGACGAAATCGGTGTATTTAACAAGCAACGTCAAAAACTCGAGAATGAACTTGCTCAAGCACGTAAGAACTACGGAAAGAATACAGAGAAAGAGTGGGGAAAAATCGTACTAGACACAAAGAACGCCCTTGCTATTCTCGCAGAAGAAGAGAAAAAGTATAACGCAGATAGAGCAAAAGAAGCGAATGAAAAAGCAAAAGAGCGTCGTGACCAAGTTCGCACGTTAAATCAAGAATTAAGAGTACTTCAAGCAGATGAAAACGATAGAGATTTACTTGCACTTCAACAATGGTATGCAAACTCTCGTCGTCAATATGTAGAGAATCAAGAAGCACTTCTAGTCCTTGAGAACATATACAACTACAAGCGTCAAGAACTTCGTGATAAAGAATTAAAAGATGTTAGAAAATCAGTTAGAACACAAGTCGCAGAAGTCAAGTTTGGTGAAGAGACAAAAACGAAAATGGCAGAACAAACCTATCAACGTCAATACACAGACGCTGAGAAGTATCAGTTGTTGATGAAAGCGCACTACGACAAACTCATCGACTTCGCTCAAGGATTCTTTGAGGTGAGTGCAGAACTTGCAGAGACTTTCGCACGTCAAGACGAAGAGTCACAAAGAAGAGCATTCAACTTCGCGAAAGCGTTGAGAATTGCGTCTACTATTTTGGCTACAATCGAGGGTGTTCAAAACGCATACACAACGGCTCAAAAATCACCTATAACGGCTGTCGTTCCTGCATACCCTTACATACAAGCAGGTCTCGCAGGTGCTTTCGGTGCGATTCAAATTGCTAAACTCAAATCAACAAAGTTCAATACACAACAAGCGAGTCAACAAAATGGTGGAGGAGTGCCACAAATGAGCGCACCACAAACAACATCTTCACTCTTACAACAAGGAGGGAACGAACAACTCACTCAACAACAACGCGTCTACGTGCTTGAGGGCGATATAACTCGCACACAACAACGAGTATCAAACAACAAAAAAGTATCTATTGTCAAATAAACGCTATTTATGAGTATGAATCTACCAATCTATCGACTAGACATCAACGAGTTTGACGAAGAAACTGGCATCGACTTTGTGTCGCTTGTTGAAGCACCCGCAGTCGAAAGAGACTTTCAAGCGTTTGAAGCGTTCGAATCTTACACGGACTACCCCGAAGGTGCTAAAGCAAACGCAGAGAGAGGCATTCGCTTAAACGAAGAAAACGGCAACAAGTGTGCAACACAAGTCGGAAAGGTAAGAGGTCAACAACTAGCACAAGGTGAACCGATAAGCGATGACACAATACAACGAATCTACTCTTACTTGTCAAGAGCAAAAGAATACTACAACGAGAACGATGAAACTGCTTGTGGCACTATCTCATATCTCTTGTGGGGCGGTGAAGAAATGCTTCGTTGGACAGAGCGCAAAATAAACTCAAGTAAGTTCGCCATTCAAGATGAAGAAAAGAGAATTGTTTCGGGAGTTGCTATGGTTGCTGATATGCCTATTTATCGACGCGATGCTATTCGTGGTGAATATTACGTTGTGTTTGATAAGGATTCTATTTTTAAGATAGCGAAGAAGTGGGCAAGGTCAAACAAGTACGATAGTGTCAACGCTCATCACAAAACACCAATCGAAGAAGGTGTGTCTTTATTCGAGTCTTACATCGTAGATAGAGAGAGAGGTGTGATGCCACCTAAAGGGTACGAAGACGTAGCAGACGGTTCGTGGTTCGTGTCTTACTTAATAGACAACGACGATGTGTGGGCAAAAGTCAAAGCAGGTGAGTTCAAAGGTTTCTCAGTAGAAGGAGTCTTTGATTTCGTGAGCGAAGTAGACGAAGAGATGAAAGTTCTAGAAGAGTTGAAGCGAGTTCTTGCTCAATGGGATGGTCAATAAAATTGCAACACAAAAACAAAAAATATATTTTACTATGATGAACGCAAAAGAAACTCTAAAACAAGTCCGCACTTTGTTGGGATTTGAAGAAGAAAAAAGTATCGCCTTTGAGACTGCAATGTTGAAGGATGGTACTATCGTAAAATGGGAGGGTGAGTTATCAGTAGGAACTATCGTAATGGTAGAAACTGCCGAGGGCGATATCCCTGCACCCGACGCAACACACGAAATCGAAGACGGCACTCTTGTGACTACTCTTGATGGCGTTGTAACTGAAATCGTGAAGCCAGAGATGGAAACACCAGAAGTAGAAATATCAGTAGAAGCCGAAGAGTTCGCTACCGTTGCTCGTTTCAACGAAGTCGTAGAAACTCTTGAGTCTAAGATTGCTCAGTTGACTGCTTCTATCGAATCTTTGGTAAGCGAGAGAGCATCTCACAAAGAAGCGATGTCTAAAGTAGTTGAGTTGGTTGAGAAAGTAATTGACTTGCCAAGTGACGAACCTACCAAGAAACCTCACACACCTACCAAAGTAGAGTCTCAGTTTGAGAACTTGAAGAAATTTGCAAACGCATTAAAGAAATAAACCAAATAAAAAACAAAAAAATACTATGTCATTCGTTGTATCTTCCCTCAGCAACTACACCAACGAACAGTCTACCGACTTGTTGGTAAAAGCGTTGTTCGGTTCAAAAACCGCTTCAACTTTGCAAAGCGCAGGTCAAGTGCAGGTAGGCGTTAAATCGTCTGCTTCTTTGAACTTGTTGGCTTCTACCGTTTTCTTCCAAGCCGACGGCTGTGGTTACAATCCAAGTGGTGCTACTACTTTCACTCAACGTAACATCACCGTTGGTGCAGTTAAAGTAGAAGAGACATTGTGTCCTAAGACTTTGGAAGCAAAGTGGATGCAAACTCAAATCATGGCTGGTTCTCCAACTATGGTTCCTTTTGAAGAGCAAATCGGTAGCGAAAAATCTGCGGTTATTGCAGAAGGTATCGAAATTGCAATGTGGCAAGGTGACACAACTAGCGGAAACCCTAACTTGAACCGCTTCGATGGTTTCAACAAAATTATCGCCGCCGCTTCTCCAACATTGGGTAATGGTGCGCCAACTACTTTCACTTCTGTAACCGTTACAAATATCGACGATATCTTAGACCAAATCTACGCTCAAATCCCATCTCGTGTGGCTGCAAAGAGTGACTTGGTTTGTTTCTTGGGAATCGACGCATTCAAATTGATGCTTGTTAACTTGAAGAATGCCAACTTATTCCATTACGCAGTAGACGCAAGTCAAACTATGGAAATGGTTTACCCTGGCACTAACATGAAATTGATTGGCGTTGGTGGTTTGAATGGTACTAACAAAATCGTTGCAGGTTCTTTGAGTAACTTCTTTGTAGGTACTGACCTTGCAAACGAAGAAGAGTCATATAAATTGTGGTACTCTGAGGACAACGACGAGGTTCGTTTCCGTACTACTTTCAAGTATGGTGTTCAAGTTGCTTACCCTAGCGAAGTTGTATATTTCACCCTCTAATCTAACATAAACAATGGCTTGTCTTCTCACTCAAGGTTTCACTCTAGATTGTAAAGATTCAATCGGAGGTATCAAGAGCATCCACTTAATCTCGTGGACTGCTTCCAAATTCACTATTGCGAGTGGCGAAGTTACTGCAACCACCGTCGCAAGTGGTGATGTTTATGACTATGAATTGCCAAAGGGTACTGGCTCAATGACTAACACTACAAACGTGTCAGTTGAGAATGGTACTACTTTCAATCAATGTGACGTAGCATTCAAATTGCGTCGCTTGTCTACTACTAAGCGCAACGAGATGAAACTTCTCGCTCAAGGTCGCACGTACACAATCGTGCGTGACAACAACGATGCGTATTGGTTAGTAGGTAACGAGTATGGATGCGATGTGACTGCGATGGTTGCAAATAGCGGTACTGCTATGGGCGATTCAAATGGTTACGAAGTGACTTTGTCAGCAATCGAAGCGGAAGCACCTTACAAATTGCAATCTAGCGTAGTGACTGCGTTAGGAATTTAACGTACATTTGTAGTTGTTCTTGATTCATATTAGTTTTCAGAATTGGGAGGGCTTCGGCTCTCCCTTTTTTGTTACATCTTTTTGACGTTGCTATTTATTTAAGATGCTAACTATCAACAAAGGTCAAACGAAGTACTGGTACTTGACACTCACAGAGATTGCGAGTGCATCGTCTTACGTCTTCACCTTTACGCATCGACAAACATTCACTCAAGTGACTAGAACTTTGAGCGATGTTTCAACGCATACAGAACGCTACAATCAATTTCAATTCATCGAGGGTACTACTGCTACTCTTCTAGAGGGAGAACACGAATATAGCGTCTCTACAAGCGGTGGCACACTATGCGAAACGGGTATTCTAAAAGTAGAAACCACAATAAGTAGCACACAATACACACCAACACTAACAGAAAAAATCTACACAACATGAGTACTTCAACAGACATCATCGCAGGTGGCGGGTCATTCACTCGTCATGGCTCGGGAACGGTTACAGGCGTATCATACAACGCAGTTATCCCACAAGAAGACACTATCTTTACTTCATTCTCTATCAATGGCGTAAACGTATTGTCTGCTCGTGGTATGAGTGGAGTCACTTTCAAACAAGGTGCATACTTGCCAGCAGGTAACGGCTTGAAAATTACGGGCTTTGTAACTTCTTCGGGTAGCGTAATCGGTTATTGATGAGAATGGGCATAGGTTTGGGCGTTGGAATCAATCGTTCCAATTATGCCCAAGGGATATTTAACGCTTATTCCGCACGAGTTGTGGCGGATGGTGGCGTAACTGAATCGGGTACTTGCGTTGATGCGGTTAGTAGTTTGTTGCAATCAGCGTCCTTGTTACTCATTCCAAGCGGTTACAAGGGTGGCAAGTTATACTCCGAAATTCCCACAAACGGAAACGGAGATTTAACTTGGACAAGAACAAGCACGGCAATTCGCACGAATAGTTCGGGGTTGTTGGAATCAATGGCTACGGGTGTTCCCCGTCTATCCTATATGTACGGCAGTTGTCCGGCGGTGTTGGCTGAACCGCAGAGGACGAATTTGGACCCGAACTCTCAAACATTTAGTGGTTGGGTTTTAACCAATAGCGGTGGAACAACAGTAACAACGGTAAGCGCATCAAATCCTTACAATTTCTCAACGGTTGCAAAAGTAATACCGGACGCAGTACTTGGACAGCATAGACCTTTTACAACAATTAACTATTCGGCAGCGGGTAGAATATGGGTAATTGCAAAATCGGCGGGATATGATTATTTATCATTTGGAGAAACAGGGTCAGTTGCGGGTGGGTCAATTATTTTTAACCTGTCTAATGGTACAATATCAGGAAGTGCAGCAGGATATACGGGTGAAATTTCTTCATTGGGGGGTGGGTGGTATAAATGTTCGCTAAATATAATACAAACGGGTGCTTTTTCTCGATTTATTGTTGTTCGCAATGCCAATTCAACTGCCGACTATACGGGCGACGGAACAAGTGGCGTTTTAATTGCACATAAACAAATGGAGGTTGGCGCTTACGATACAACATCCATTTTAACTTCGGGAGCCACCGCAACCCGTGTTGCAGATTCATTCAGTCGCTCAAACATCTACACCAATGGTTTGATAAGTGCGAGTGGGGGTACTTGGTTTGTGGAGTTGAGGGGGAATATACCTTACACACGCGATGCTTCTATAAATTCTTTATTTGTAGCCGATACAAATTTAGGCAGTACAAATGGTTTTGTATTCCGAAATCAAGGTTCGGCAAATTCAAGATTATTTTTAGCCAAAAGAGTTGCGGGAGCAGAAACAACCATATACCAAACAACAACGGACACTGCTAAAATTGCAGTAAAATGGGATGGCACAAGTTGTGATGTTTTTGCAAATGGAACAAAAGTAACTTCTGCAAGTTCGTTCACAACAACATTAATGGAATTTTTAATAGCAAACGGGAATGATGTACCAAAATTCATCCAACAAATGGCACTTTTCCCAATCCCATTAACTGACGCACAATGTCAAACACTAACAACTCTATAAAATGACCTTTTGTAAATATCAATTTTTAAGCGAAACCGAATGGGCAACATACAAAGCCCAAATTACGGACACGGACGGCAACCCCGTAAACTGCGCTATCGTAGAAATCGGTAACATCTGCCTTGCTCAAGATGAAGAGGGCAACTGCACCAACCTTTCCCCGTTGTATGCGGTGGACATTCTTTGGAACGATGAGCCGTTGGAATCATTCAGCACAAAAGAGGTGTTCCCAAATCCAATTGGGGTGCATACTTTTTCGGGTGATGATTCACTTTACCTTGACCGCTTTTGTTTGTTTAATCCTGAATCGCCATATTGCACAAATGAGACACTTTGAAAATGATACAATCGCAAACATCGCAACGGGTATTTCTTGTTCGTCTGCGGTGCTACATTTTGCGACTACTTGGCAACCTCTTTTTTCTCTTATTCTGGCTCTTGTTGGTATTGTATCGGGATTGTTCGCGATTCGTTACTACGCTAAAAAAATCGAGAAACTAGATGGCAAAGACTAGCAACACTAGTGTATTCAGAGCGAAGCCAAAGAACAAACTTCGTAGACACACTAAGCACGTCAACAAGCACAAAAGCGCAAAGCCATACAAAGGTCAAGGCAAATGATAGATAGAATCTTTAAGAATTGGAAGACTACTGCTCTAGGAATTGGGGTGATTATCGCTTCATTCGTACTCGTATTCTTTGAGAAAACGACATTGAGCGAGGTTTCTGTATTCTTAGGTGGTGGATTTATGATGCTATTTATCAAAGACAAAAAAGAATAAACGCTATTTACTAGTAATGAACTTCGAGAGACTTCAATTTCACGAGAATAAACTACCGACATTCAAAGAGAATAAGTCGAAAGACATATACAACTTTGGAGATGACAACTTGTACCCCGATTTACTAGTAGACTTGTTCTCTAAATCACCCAAACACAACGCTATTGTATCATCAAAAGCGTCATATGTTGCAGGTGTAGGAACTGCTATCGTAGGTGAGAACACTCAAGACGTAGCAAAAGCAGAAGCAAAACTAAAGTCAATCAACACATACGAGTCGTTTGAAGAAGTAAAGCAAAAAATCGCTTACGACTTAGAGTTATTCAATGGCTTTGCAATCGAGGTGATTTGGAATCGTGCGAAGACTGCAATCGCAGAACTTTACCACCTACCTTTCAAGAATGTACGAGTAGGTCTTGACGATTGCTACTATTATAGTGAAGATTGGTCGAATCGTAGAGAAGAGATTGTTCATTACAACCCTTTCAACGAGAACACTCGTGAGTCAAAGCAGTTGTTCTACTATAAGATGTATCGACCAGGTCAAGGAGTTTACCCTTTGCCCGACTATGTAGGTGCGTTGAAGTACATCGAAATTGACACAGAAGTTTCAAACTGGCATTTGAACTCTATCAAGAATGGCTTCTCAGCGCAAACCTTGATACAAATGTTTAAGGGCGTACCAACGCCAGAAGAAGCCAGAAAGGCAAAGCGTAGATTCAAAGACTCATATCAAGGTACAGACAACGCAGGTGGTTTGATATTGATGTATAACGACCCCAACGAGAGAGAGTCGATTGTGTCAAACATTCAACCTAGCGACTTTGACAAACAATTTGATATCTTGAACAAGACGGTTCAACAAGAGATTTTTGTAGGTCACAAAATCAACTCACCGATGTTGTTCGGTGTTCGTGTAGAAGGTCAACTCGGTGGTCGTAGCGAAATGATTGAAGCATACGAGATGTTTCAACAATCGTATGTAGAACCTCGTCAAGGTAAAATGGACGAGCAACTATCATATTTGTTCTCTTTCATCTCTCCTGTCAAACTTGAGACCATTAACAAACCACCTCTAGGACTTGACTACTTAGACTTGTACACTCGTAACTTGATATCAAACGAAGAAGCGCGTAAAGAGTTGGGATTGCCAGAACTTTCTACTGTGAAGATTCAATCAAACTTGAACGACGCAATCAACTCTTTGAGTCCTTTGGTAGCGAACAACGTCTTGTCAAATATGACAATCAACGAGAAGCGTCAACTTGCAGGTTTACCACCTATCGCAAATGGTGACAACATCGCAGGTGCAGAAGCAGTCGCTCTATCAAAAGCAAATCCTTTCGGTTGGGACGACGAGCGCGACTTGAAAGTCTTCTCTCAATTTGGTGAAGATGCTTCTCTCTTTGAAGAGGTTAAAATGAGTTTCGCTAGTGACATCGAGAAAGCAATCTTGAACACAATCAAAGAAAACAAGGGTATCACAATAGGCGAAGTTGTTAACATCATAGACGCAGACTTGTTGAAAGTGTCTCAAGCAATAGACAACTTGAATAAGACGGGAATGATTCAACCCGCAGAAGGTGGCTTGACAATCACAGACGATGGCTTGAGAGAAATCGCAGACATTCAAACTGAGTTACTCGTACGCTATAAATACGAGAAAGCACCAAACACAAAAGGTGATATCATTATAGACACATCTCGTGAGTTTTGTCGTAGCGTAGTAAGAGTCAATCGTGTATACTCTCGTCAAGATATTAACGATATGAGTGCGCTTCTAGGTTATGACGTATGGAAGCGTCGTGGTGGTTGGTATACTATCCCCGATTCATCACCTGCCGTGCATCGCCCATCGTGCAGACATATTTGGGCTTCTAAAGTAGTAAGAAGAAAGAAATGACAAACTTTGTATACTTCGTTTCGACAACGTATTTGAAAGACAATACGCCTATCAACGAGAATGTCGATGACAAACTCTTAAAAAATGCCATCAAAGAGAGTCAAGAGATATACATTCGTGACATCATTGGAAGTGGTATCTATAACGAACTACAAACTCAAGCGTTTGCAGGTACACTCACCGCGCTCAATACAACGCTTCTAGACTCTTATATTGCGCCGTGCTTGAAGTACTATACTTTATGTGAAGCGATGCTTCCTATGACGTTCAAATTGATGAATAAGAGCGTAGCAAGTAGAGAGAGTGACAACGCTCGTGCAATAAGTGTAGACGAGTTGACTCTTTTAGAGAATCGCTATCGTGATAAAGCAGAGTACTACGCGAATCGTTTGAGAGATTACTTGAGAGAATACACAAACGACTACCCGTTGTTCTTAAACCCTGGCTCAACCTTTGATACTATTCGCCCATCAAGCACTACTTTTGTAGGAGGTATCTATTTACCCACAGACTATGACGATTGTTTCTGGAACTATGACTTCCCGCCCGACGAGAGATAATAAGTGGCAAAAAAACAACGAAGCCAAACTCATTAAATTCTTAAAGAATGACCCTAAATCAAATCATAGCAAAAATACGAACGCAAGTCGAAAGTCATAAGATGGTAGGGAAGTTCTCTGTTGGCGCAGAGTACAACCTAGCAGTCGACGATGTGAAGTTCTACCCTCTCGTTTGGTTAGTGCCAGACGGCTTTGATTTAGCAACTCGTGACGGGCGATATGTGAACTATCGCTTTGCTCTTCTAGTATTCGATAGAGTATTCGAAAGCGAGTCAAACACAATCGAAGTGTTGAGCGATACTGCTCAAATTATTATCGACATTATGTCTCTAATCGACTACCACTACAACAACTTAGAAGATTTTCAGTTGATAGTGAGTAGCACGGCAGAGCCATTCTATGACGCAAAAACAGACATTGTCGCAGGTTATGGCATCCAATTCCAAATTTCTACTCCTTACTTGGCTAATAGTTGCGTTGTACCTGTGTAGCATTGTGTATGCTTTCTTCAATTTCAAACCGATTGAGAAAGAACCGATGTACATTGAGACAATTTCTTACTATGAAGATACTATCGAGAAAGTGCGATTTAAGAAACAGATTCTACGCGATTCTATTTATATGTATGACACGATGTATGTTGACACTTTTTCTCGTACTAGCGACGGGCTTAAAAGGGCAATCAATTTGCATCGACACATTGACTCTCTCACGAGCGAATTACTATCTCGTTGAGGGTGCAAAAGCGAGACGCAAAGTTCTCGACTACAAAAAGTTGATTTTACTAGATTCTATTGAAATCGCACAAATCGACTCTATTCGCACAATTCAAGCACGAACAATACAAACTAAGCAAATCGAAATCGAGTCGCTTAGAACGCACGAGAAGACGCTTAAATCGCAAATAGTAGTTTTCTCTATCATTGCTTTTGTGCTTGGTCTTATTATATGAAAAAAAACAACGTCATTCGAATCGACAAAAATTGGGAAGAAACAAAAGTTCTTCTCATCTCTGACTTACATTGGGATAATCCTAAATGTGACAGAGCATTACTCAAGAAACATCTTGACGAAGCATTGAAAGGGAATCACGATATTCTCATCAATGGTGACTTGTTTTGTTTGATGCAAGGTGCTTACGACCCTCGCAAATCGAAGAGCGATATTCGAGAAGAGCATAACGTCGCAAACTACTTCGACGCTATTATCAATACGGCGGTTGATTGGTTCGCACCTTACGCACATCTCATCAAGTTGGTCGGATATGGCAATCACGAAACCGCAATCTTGAAGCGTCAAGAGACAGACATAATCGAGCGATTTGTCACTCTTCTTAACTACAAGTGTGATACACAAATTCAAGTAGGTGGCTATGGTGGATGGATTCGCTACGCTTTTCGTACTGGCGAGAAACACACGATAAGTTACGCTATCAAATATATGCACGGATTCGGTGGAGGTGGTGCAGTAACTCGCGGTACAATTCAACACAATCGTATGAGTGTCAACGTCGAGGGCGCAGACGCGATTTGGATGGGACACGTTCACGAAGACTACGAGTTGACTTACACCGTTGAGTATCTCACACACAAAGACACGGTACAACAACGCGATATCTTAATGATTCGCACAAGTGCGTACAAAGAAGAGTATGGAGACGGCTCTAAAGGATGGCACGTCGAGAGAGGTGCGTCACCTAAACCAATCGGAGGGCGTTGGCTTATTCTTAAACCTGTTAGAGACGAGAATGAAGGTAGAAAGATTCACGCTTACACACACAAAACGCTATGATAATTGATGTGTTAATCGTTCACGAAGAGAGAAACGACAATGCGTTTCTTGAGATGGGAGTAGACCCAGAAATCATAGAGTATCTTGAAGAAGGGCTTGTCGATTTGCGTCAAGTTGTAGCAATTAGCGCGTATCACGAACACACTCAACTCTTCTTAAATGGCGGTCATTCGTTGATAATTGACGAAGACTTTTATACTTTTGCGTCACGATGGAAAAAGATGCGATAAACCCAAACCACTACAAGACAGGAGATGTCGAAGCAATAGAAGCAATCAAAGCCTCTATGACACAAGAAGCATTTTATGGCTATCTCAAAGGCAACGTGTTGAAATACGTGTGGAGATTCGAGAAAAAGAATCGTCTTGAAGATTTGAAAAAAGCAAATTGGTACTTAAAACGATTGACAGATGAATATCAAGCAAACACCATTCAAGGGCTATAACAAGAACGAGTCAACAAAAAAACAAATCTATCTTCATCACACCGCAGGTGGTGCGGATGGTGTCGCGGCGTTCAAGTTCTGGGATGCAGACCCTCTAAACGTAGGTACTTGTGTTGCAATCTCTCGCAACGGTGAGATAGTACAAGGCTTTGATTCAAAGTATTGGGCGTATCACTTAGGCTTAAAGTCGTCTCACTTCTTAGGTTTACCCTACGTTAATCTCGATAAGAACTCAATCGGAATCGAGATTTGTAATTGGGGATACTTAGTCGAGAAGAAAGGCAAATTCTACAACTACGTAGGTAAAGAAGTCAAAGATGTGTGTAAACTAGACAAGCCATTCAAAGACTACACGTACTTTGAGAACTACACAAAAGAACAAATTGCTAGTGTGAGAGAATTGCTTTTGCTATGGCGTGACGAATACGCTATTGATATAAAGTACAATGAAGATATCTGGGATGTCACAAAACGCGCATTGAGTGGGAAGAACGGTGTGTTCACTCACAACTCAGTACGTAAAGACAAAATAGATGTCTATCCACATCCACTATTGATAGATATGTTGAATGACCTTTGATGAATTTTTGAACGGCTTAGGCGAACGAGCAGACTCTTTCGTCACAAAAGGAGACAGCGAGTTAAATCAAATCATCGCGAACTTCTGGAATGGTGTAACAAAGCAACTCGAAGAGCAACTTGACAAACCTAAGAAGCGAGGAAAATTCACATACGACTCAAACGCGAGTGGTAGACTACGGCAATCTATCAAACCACTAGAGACAACGAGAACTCCTACATCGTTGACAATGCGTCTGGGAATGGAAGACTATGCAGAGTATGTCGACGCAGGTCGTCGACGTGGTAAGCGCCCACCTGTACAAGCCATCGAACAATGGCTTCTAGACAAAGGTATTCAAACGCGTACAACAAAAGGTCAAGACGTGAACGAAGCACGACGCAACAAAGCACAAGCAATCGCGAACGCGATAGGTCGTCGAGGTATCAAACCGACAAAGTTCATACGCAACGTATGGAATCAACAACTTCTAGATGGCATTTCGACAGAACTTGCTACTAAACTAGGAAACAGAATCTTCTCGATAGATATAAAATAATTTTCTTTTTGTTTGCATTATGAAAGAATTGTTGTACTTTTGTGAGGTATGACAAACATAGAGCAAATTCAAGAAGAGTTAAAAAAGAAACACTATCACGGTCTTCAAAAGACTATCCACGAGAGAACAGGTTTGTCTCTCCCTACTATTCGTAAGTATTTGAAAGGTGACGTATATCACCCTACCGCGGTCAAAGTATTCAAGACGGCAAAAGAAATCATTGAACGAATCGAAAACTAATATGAACAAAAGCGAATCAATCAAGAACATTGGACTTGCTTTATGCAAGTTTCAAGCATCAATCGGCAAGGTGTCGAAAGAAGCAAACAACCCTTTTTTCAAATCTAAGTACGCGTCACTAGCGAACATCTTAGACACTATTCAAAAACCATTGAGTGAGTGCGGTCTTGCGTTTGCACAACTCCCAGACGATGACGCTTTGACGACTATCTTAATTCATAGCGAGAGCGGTGAATGGATTGAAGCGTCGTACAAGATGCCTGTCGCAAAACAAAACGACCCTCAAGCGATGGGTTCTGCAATCACTTACGCACGACGCTACGCTCTAGGTGCAATCTTAGGTCTTAACATCGACGACGATGACGATGGAGAGAAAGCAATGGGGCGCACACCACAAAAAGAAACTCTCACACCTAAACACCCAAACTGGCAACGTGCAGTAGAACACATTCAAAAAGGTGGTAAGATTAGCGACATAACTCAAAAGTACACATTGAGTGAAGTTGACTACAAATTGTTGTCTAGTGTCAAATGAATGATTGAGAATGGTTACGACTACACAAAGTGAAGAGCAATGGCTAGAGTTGCGACGCACAAGATTTACCGCTTCACAGATTCACAAGTTGATGGGTACTCCGAGAAACAAATCGGAGTACTTGAGCGAGACCGCGAAGACTTTTATCTACGAGAAAGGCGCAGAGATTCTCACAAACCAAAGAAACGAAATCTATGGTCGCGCTCTCGATTGGGGTAAAGAACACGAGAAACAAGCATACGAAGCGTTTGACCCTTTCAACACTCTCGCTACTTACTACGGAGGTGAGACGTTCGTCTTCATCGAGTATGGTGAGTTTGGTGGGTATTCTCCCGATGCGCTAGGTGATGACTTTATCGTTGAGATAAAATGTCCTTTCAATAGCGGTGTTCATCTTCGCAACTTCTCAATCAAAACAAACGAAGACTTGAAGTCGCTTCATAGCGAGTACTACTGGCAGATGCAAATGGGTATGATTGCTAGTGCTTGCGAGAATGCGTTCTTTGTTTCTTATGACCCTAGATTTGAAGACTCACACAAGTTGCACGTAGTGAATATCACACTTGACGATGTGAAAGACTTGATTGATGAGAAGTTGTACTACGCAGGTCATATGCTTAGAAATGTCATAGAATTGTAAAAAACAAAAGCAAATAGAAAAAAAAGTTTTCGAGTGTGTTGCATATGTCGGAAATAGTTGTACTTTTGAAACATGATACAAACAAATATGAAAAACAACACACAGAACATCGCTCGTCAATTAGAAGTTTTAGAAATTGAATTGACAGGAATTATCGCAATCACAAGAAAGCCAAATTTGCTTTGCCGTGAATTGTACGAAAACAGAATCGCTTTATTGCTTTCACGTAAAAATCAACTTCTTCAAACATTGGGGGCTTAATCGCCCCCACTATTTATACGACTATGGCACTAGACATCATTTATCTAATCATTGGCACACCTGTTGCGTTTGCGATAGGTTATGCTCACCATTGCATCAAAAGAAACTCTAAGAGACTTCGTGAGATGCCAGAGGCAACACCTTATCAATTCGAGAAAGACGAACCAATCGCGAATTTCGATGAGTTCTCAAAAGCAATCTATGACTTCAAATTCTATAAAGGAAAAGCAAGATGACACAAATCGTAGAAGCAATCGTCAACAACAAGATTGAGTATCGTGTGTACTTCAATCAAGAAATAGTAGGTAGATTCGAAAAGAAGATATTTGCTGAGTTCTTATCAAATCGTTTGAATGGGATGTCTTATGTTCTAGTAAACGAAGACAACGATGTGATTTGTGTGTTTGATAGCGAACCACAAATAGAAGATGTATGCTTTCAACTAGAAGAAAGTTATTCAATGGAGTTGCAAATATTCCCTTTGGGTGGTTTATACACTCACTACGAAGTATACGGTGACAATTTTTACGAAGTAGTACAAGTAGTTAAAACTAGAATCATATGACAAATACACAACTAGCAATTTGGTACGGGTTCATTCTCATGGCTTTTGTTCTTGGCTTTTACATAGGCAAATACGATGACCAGAAGTGAACAATTCGATGTGATGTATATGGACATCGCACATATCGTCGCTAAACTTTCAAGGTGCAATCGTGCAAAAGTCGGCGCAATTATAGTCAAAGATGGCAATATCATATCATTTGGCTACAATGGTACACCGACAGGATTTTGCAACGAATGTGAAGAGAACGATGTGACGAAAGACGAAGTCATTCACGCAGAAATGAACGCTATCTTAAAAGCGGGTATAAACGCTCAAGGTGCAACGATGTACGTCACGATGTCTCCTTGTATACAATGCTCTAAGATAATCAAACAGAGCGGTTTAGAATGCGTTATATTCGACAATTTATATAGAGACACTCAAGGACTGGATAAACTAAAAATAAATTATAGACAACTATGAAGAAGGAATCGCAACTCAAGAAAGTGAAGACTCACTTGATGAATGGTAAGTCAATCACACCAATCGACGCTTTGAATTTGTACGGCTCATTTCGACTTGCCGCGCTTATTCATACGCTCAGACACAAAGAAGGTCTTGACATTGTATGTGATGAGACCGAGGGATTTGGTAGATATTCAATCGCAACAAAAAAATAGTTTGCTATTTATCTACAAATCATTACTTTTGTAAAGTATTAGAGTTGTGTGCGAGACAACTATCCAAAGACATTTGCCCTCGGCAAGTATCGAACTCGCACTTCGGTATTTGTACGAGGGTTTTTTAATTTATGAAAGAACAAAACGAAGAACTGGGAATGTTTGTACTATTCCCAACAAACTATCTAGAGCATATGACTCCAAGACAAGCAGTCTTAATGGGTATGTTGATAGGTATGTCAAAGAGAAGTGGATACGCCTATCCATCGAATAAAACTATCGGGACTATTCTCAATATGACGACAATCACCGTACAAAGAGAATTGGCAATACTAGAAGAAAAGGGATTTTTGACACGTCAACTTATACGAGATGACAACAACCAGGTAGTATCAAGACGGATATACCCTCACATCAAAACTGATACTACCCTCATATCAAATCTGATACCACCCTCATATCAGAATTGCAATAGTAATAAGGATAATACTATATGTATAAATGATAAATATACATTCGATTATTTTTGGGATTTATACAAAAAGAAAGGAGTCAAAGAAACTGCTAAAAAAGCATTTAAGAAATTGAATGACTCAGAAAAAGAATTACTTGTGACGTTTATACCAAAATACATAGAGCATCATACAAAAGCGGACAAGATAGATTTCTTACCACACTTTTCGACTTTCTTAAATCAAAAGAGGTGGAATGATGAACTACCGTACAAAATAAAAGAAGTAGCACAAATTACACCGAATAAACCTAAACTTGCAACACTATGAATCTAGAACAAATGATACTATCAAACTTGCTCTTCTACAATGATGCAAGACACTTCTTACCACAAATCAATAAGAATTGGTTTACTCAAGATTTATCTCGTAGAGTTGTAGACGCGATGACAGAACTCTACTACGAGAATCAACCTGTCGACCTTGTTACTTTATCAAAGTATTTCACACGAGTAGAAGTTCTTGAGATTATTCGTATTCAACAAGAAGCAAGTGGGATGTCAAATATCAAAGTACACTTGAAGACTCTTGAGTACGAGTATATAAAGAGAACGCTTGTCGACAGAGTTACTAACTTAAACTTGACAAAAGACTTGAGCGAGATGGTCAAAGATATTCAAAACATTCTTGAAGAGACTACATTCTCAACTCACAAAGAGCCAGACTCAATCGTCAAAGTCACAAACAAAGTCGTTGACCAAATCATAGACAATAGTCTCAAAGGTGGTGCGCTCACAGGTAAACAAACAGGATGGAGATATCTTGACAAATACATCGGAGGTTACAACGAAGGTGATTTGATTGTAGTAGCAGGTAGACCTGGAATGGGAAAGACTGCAATCGCTCTCACGCTCACAAAAGACTTCGCGATGTATAATCAAAAAGCGTTGTTCTTATCGCTTGAGATGTCGAATGAGCAACTCGCAAAACGATACTTGTCGTTGATTGGCAATATCGAAAATTGGAAGATTCGAAATGGTCGTCTTGAGCGCATTGAGATTGATAATGTCATCAACGTAGCAAACAATCAATCTATCGAGTTCTTCATAGACGACGACGTTGATACATCACTTGCACAAATCAAAGCGAAAGCGAAGTTGCACAAATCTCGCAAAGGTCTAGACTTGCTTGTCATTGACTACATTCAATTAATCAAAGGAACAAAAGCCAATCGTGAGCAGGAGATAGCAGAAATCTCACGAGGTTTGAAACTACTTGCAAAAGAGTTGAAAATCACGGTTATCGTTCTCGCGCAATTATCTCGTAAGAGCGA